TGATCGCTATCGCGCTGACCAACCGCTATCTGCTGGTTCCGCGTTTCCGCCGGGCGGCCAGTCATGCATCGCATCTGTTTATTCGCCTGACGCAGCTAGAGCTGCTGCTGGCCATTATTGTTATTGGGTTAGTGAGCGTGTTTGCCACACTCTCACCGGCCTGAATGTGTCATTAAAGAAGATGAAATGAGGTCGATATTTTGCTGAAGAAACTGATTCCAGCTTGCGTATTGATGGCGCTGTGCAGCCAGGCGATGGCCGCGCAGATTATTACCGTCAGCCGTTTTGAGATTGGCAAGGACAAATGGCCCTTCACCCGTGAAGAGGTGATGCTGACCTGCGAAAAAGACGGAGCGCTGTTTGCTATCAATCCCGGCACGTTATTGCAGTATCCGCTCAACGATAAAGCCTACGCGCGCAAGACTGCCGGGCAGGGCACGCTGCAATCCATCGACACCATCGTGGCCGAAGACAAAGCGCATCCAGGTCAGAAAATGAGTCTGCAGCCGATCGTCGATCGCGCACAGCAACTGTGCGGCAAGTAGTCTCTGCATAAATCAGGCGTGGCGCACATTTCTGCCGCTACGCTTGTTCTCAGGTTATGTCAACGCGATCACAGAGTTGACACCTTTGCTTACTGAACAGCGCAGTTGGCTGGAAAACCACCAATCCTGGTCTACCATTAAATGGCAAGGCGTCCTCGCCTGCAAAAATGCCAACTTTTAGCGCACGGCTCCTAAAGAGCCATTTCCCTGGACCGAATATAGGAATCGTATTCGGTCTTTTTTTATGTCGTTGATTTATAACAAGAAAAAATTAAATGTCCTAAAATGTCCGAAATTTGTCCGAATATCTGATATCCGGTTTATATCATCACGTATTCCTGACCACGAGAATCTAAATACTTTTTGGTCATCGACATGTTTTTATGTCCGAGTAGCCGCTGAGCAAAATCCTCTCCATTTTCTGCAGCGTAAAGCCGGCTTGCAAGACTTCTGATTTCATGGAAAGAGGGCGGGCTTGAATCGAACTCAATCCCGCTTAATTCCATCGCCTCCGAAAAAGCACTTGTAATGGCATCCGGCATGACTGGTCCCGGCTTTCTGCCTCCCTTTCTCACTGAAGAGTAAATGATGTGGTCGGACGGATTTCCTGCTCGACATTTTTCTATTACGCCTTCCAGGTTAATTTCAGCTGCATGCAGGGTAAGGGCCAGCGGAACGGCTAACCCGGTTCGCAACGTAGCCAGATTACGATACTGCAAGCGCAAGAGCGTGCAAAATATCGGTTCATCGCTGATTTACTTCACCGGCATCAGCCAGAAGGAAGCGCGAAACAGAATGGAATGGGCATGATCGGGAAGTGAAGCGAACAGATCGCAGCTTAGTCGGTCAGTTGCAAACATAGTGAGTGATTAAAACGCCCATGGCCTTACCAGCCGGTGGGCGTTTTTGTATCTGCATATCTAGAATCACCACTTATCCTGAGGAGTGCCATCCTGATCAGGGAATTCGAATTTAATCTCTTTCCAAACCCCGCCATCATCATCGCTAGGCTCTGGTCCACTTTTAACCGTTTCGACAAAAGAGCCAGATAGCTCATTGATTTGCTCATCTGGTAGCTCGTCGATGAGCGCCTTCATCTGCTCGCGCGTAAGTGCCATAGAAACTCTCCAGTTGGTTAGGAGATTAAATTTTAGGCAATCAGCGGCAAGTTGCTGTGGTTAATTTCAAGGCTGTGATTTGCCTCGCGCTGCTGGTAACGAGTAGTGGTTATCGGCAAGAAACCAAATCTCAAAATCAGGCACTTTTGCGATTGCCTGAGATTAAAGGTCAGCCATAGAGCTGATCACTTCTTTCGCCCATGCCAGCCATTTCAAACTCACTCGTTATCCTGTGTGGCATCGGGCGTCTTTTATGCATAAAAAAATCCGCACTCAGGCGGATTATTTCTTATTGGCTACCCAACGGCGCAAGGCGGAACTTCTTCTATCGACAAGATGAAGTTTACCCGGGCTTGTCCTGTTCAACATTTAGACAATTCCTATTTGGACAAGTCCCCTACGCGGGGGTGGAAATGAAACGTATGCCTTACAAATCCGATCCGGGCTTTATTGCCACGCTGATTGCGCTGGGCATGACTGTACTCGGCGCGGTGGCTGCATATGCCTACAAAGTTCTCAGTGGTGACGCCTTCAGCTGGCGCACGCTCTGCCTGCAGCTAATCGTATCCATATTCGCTGGCTTCCTGATGATGCTGCTCGCTACCTACTGGGCGTGGCCTCAGGAAGTAACCGGTGCAATCTGCGGCATGGCTGGCTGGTCTGGCTCATCTCTGATCAAAGCACTTGAAAAGCGTTTCCTGCAAAAAGCTGCAGGTGATGCGGGAGTTGCCGAATGATTACCCGTGACCAGTTCAAAGCAGCCGCCGGCATCAATGATGCGCTGGCTGATAAGTGGTACCCGCATATAGCCGCGGCAATGAAAGAGTTCGGCATCGACACGGCAAAGCGCCAGGCGTATTTCATCGGGCAAATCGGTACTGAGTCCAATGGCTTCACGCAGGTGAAAGAAAGCCTGAACTACAGCGTTGAAGGCCTGAAGATTTTCGGCACGCGACTTACCGATGCACAGCGCCAGCAGCTTGGGCGTAAACCCGGTGAATCAGCATTGTCGCCAGAACGTCAGGCGGCGATCGCCAATCTCGTTTACGGTGGGCGCTACGGCAATAACCTGAATGGCGATGGCTGGAAGTATCGCGGCCGTGGTTTGAAACAGGTCACTTTCCTCGCTAACTATCTTGCATGTGGCAAGGCATTAAATCTCCCACTGGCAGATAACCCTGACATGCTGCTTCAGGGTGCCAATGCGGCACGCTCTGCCGGTTGGTTCTGGAAGGCCAACAACTGCAATCAGTACGCAGACAAAGGCGATCTCAACGGGCTAACGAAAACCGTCAATGGTGGATTCAACGGATTAGCCGACCGCCGCGCTCGCACAGACAAAGCTTTGCAGGTGCTCCTATGACAGGTAAAGCAAGAATGGCCCGCTACCGCCGATTCATACCGGCGCTGTTTGCGGCAATCATCATCAGCTTCGTAGTTAAGCTCTGGTATGACAACGCCTATTTGACTGAACGTAACAACCGCCTGCGTGAGCAGTTCCTCCTGGCTAACGAACGCAACATGAAGTTCGCTGACCAGATGGAGCCGATCACCAAGCGCCTCGACAGCCTGGCTAAGACACTGGATGAAGAAACCCGCCGCCGGTCAACGGCTGAGACGCGAGCCAATTCACTCCAGAAAGAAAACGAATTCCTCCGCTCCAGTAAGCAGTGCTCAATCGCTATCGATCCGAGCGCAGTTGAAAAGGGCAAGAAGGATGGCAACAGGGTAATTATCCAGGCAGCCCCGGCAGGTGAATGATGAAGTGGTTAGCTGATAACTGGAAAGTGATTGCCGCCGCGGCGCTGATTATCTCTTGCGTCGGGATGGCGAAGCTTGCCAGTCATTACCATGACAAATACATCACCGCAGAAAGCCAGGCTACTGAACGTCAGCAGACGATTAATGACATGCAGGTGCG